GTAGGCGTCGTCAGTGCCTTTGAAGTAGGCCTCCATTCGCTCCAGTTGCTCCTCCGTAAAGAAGAGAGGCCGTGCGTTGGTCTTGGTTGCCCTCCACGTAAACTTTGGCGCGTGTGTTATGTGCTCCTCGTTCACTGCGTGACCAAAGACGCGAGTCAACATGGCTGCGTAATGGTTGACCGTGTTATCCGACAGCCCCTCCTGCGTAAGGCTGTCAAAGAAGTCGTGGATGTTGTGAGGCTTAAAGTCGCCAAGATCCCGAGTGCCGTAGTCTCTGAAGTTGGCGAACTTCTCCGCCTTCCTAACAGACTTCCTGCGGTGATCATCTGTGCCGCTCCAAAGTCTGTGCTGCTCGAACATTACGAAAGTTAAAAAGTCATAAGTCATGATGTCACCTCCGCATTTCTCTCGAGATAAATTTCAATTTCGCTTCCATCGTCTAAAGAGAAAGACTTGGTCTCCCACCCTACGACCTTTGAAAGCGGCTGTCCGTATTCGGTCTTCATGACTTTGCCGTTCTTGTGCTTCAGTTGCTCTTCGACTGGCTGTTGGATTTCCACATTTATCTCGTAGTAAATGCTGTCCTTAAACCAATCTAAATTACTTTTCATTTCCTCTTGAATGTACTTCATCAAAGCCTTCTCAAGGTCGTACATGCCTAACTTGATGTGCATTATTTTCTCTCCTGTTCTGCGACGGCTGCCGCTGCTATCTTTGCCATGTGTCGGATCTGATGCTCTGCATCGATGATCGACTGCTGTTCGGCCTTTGGGTTTTGCAAGACCATGATCACAATCTCTGCGACCGTCTCCCAAGACGGACACAGATTGACTGTTGTGACTGGCTCGAAGCCTTTCAGTTGAATACGGCTCATGATGTCTCTCCCAGTCCGTCACATTCACCACTGCAAGACAGCGCATGGGCGATACATGCGGAATACTCTGTCAATGCTTCGTTGACGTCCGTTGTACTTTCGACCTGCAATCCATAGCGGACAGCGTAGCCATCAAAAGTCCTGAACAACTCAACGCTTATCGCGTCGTTGGTCGTGTCGTTTTTTGCGATTAGTTTAAGCATATTAGTTAACTCCCATTAATGCAGCGCCAATCCACAGACTGGCGTAAAATGTACCGAAGATGCAGAGGGCGCCGATGACGTCCCCCACGATTGCAAGTGCTTCACGACGCTTCATGATGTCGCCTCCTTTTCCATGCCACAGATGATGTTCGCCATGAATGACCAGTAGCCATCAATGACCTTGTCTTGGAGTTTGTCGCTTGCTTCTGGATCGATTGAGCCAAACTCAATAGCCATGTCGATGATGTCGCCATTATAACAGGCGATTGGGAGAGCCAGACCAGACAGCCAGTCTGCTATCGCTTTCTGTTTGCCAACTTGAGCAACTCTCCATCCGTACTCTGAGTTGAGCCGCTCGAACAGACGCTTGATCTTGGCCTCTCTCGTGGGCAGTTCGTTGCCGTCGTGATCTGTTAAGGTGTCGAGGATGTAGGCCTGATAGCGTGGCTTATAGACTGTGTGGTGTACCTTGCCGCTCATGACTGCACCTCCAGACCAAAGGTCCAGTCTATGGACTGTCGGAGGTCATTCTTGAGGGCAAAAGACTGGAACACCCATCCTTCGCCATATTGCTTTCCTCTGTACTTGTTGGCATATGCCGGACGGATGAAGTTGCCTTCAGCATCTTGGAAAAAGTACGCTCCGAGGTGGTAGCGTGGATTGCCGTTCACGTCGTTGTTGATGCGAACTGCTTGGGCCTCTAGGCTGTTGGCCATGGCCTCTACCGCTGCTTTCTTTTCGACTGCTTCAACGGCTTCTTTCTTGACCTCCGAAGATAACATTGAAGGATCATTCAAAGACTTTAGAACAGCCCTAAGTGCCTCCGGTGATCCGTCAGTCGGGACGATGATATGATGCTTTGTGCGCCACACGTCGCCATAGTATTCGTGATTAAATGCTCTAGTATAGCCTTTGAAGCCTTCTTCCCAAACGTCCACGACCTCCGAACGTTCGTAAGACCCAAAGACGTCAACCCACTCGTCACCTTCGACGCCATAGTTCAAGATTAATGTGTAGTATTTAGTTTCTTTAGACATATGTTCTCTCCTTGTCTGTCTTGTTAGACGAGGATGTCGGAACTTTATGTCTACTGTGGCCTAGTGGCCTGAGTCGGGCTGTGTGCCTCTGCTTGGTGCTTTCGGTGGGGAGTTACAGTCCCCTGCCACACCTTGCGGCCTGTCGCCCTATCAAATGTAAACCAAGGCCCCAACGCCTCGTTAGACCCTTAATGAATCAACGGACATCCCCTGTCAACCCCTTGCCAGTCAATTAGTGACTGAAAGAGACAATAGAAGACCTTCTGTCCCCCTATAGAAGCAGAAGAGCGGTGATCACTGCCGACGTCTGCACTATAGTTGACTGAGGAAACATCCTCCTCGACCACACAAAGAACACAAACAAAAGAACTTGAGTGACCTTAGTCTCTATAGACGGAGGTGCTTGAGGCGCGAGAGTCGATCCCATGAGCCGAGGCCCAACCCTCGACCATCAGGTGATCCTCTCGCAACTAATAACACAGACAAAAGATCGGGAGTTACTAAAGATGCTGAAGAAACTGAAAGAGATTATGTGTCGCCTCATCGACGGACTAAGGAAGATCGTGAGTAGACTTGTCGGCGCTTGTGTTGCCGTGTGGATCTGGTGTTGGTCTTGGCTCCCGAAGTCGGGCTGATTGTTCTAGTGTTTGGCTGTGTCGTGTGGCATTGGCTGCGCTTTGTGTTCTATGAGTCGAGAGAGGGCGAGAGACGGAGGCACGAGAGGCGACGAGAGAGACTGAGGCATCGTGGGCCACCTTGGAGTGATCCTGAGGTCTGATGAGGCTGTGAGTGGCTGTGGTCCCTATCTGTATCGAAAAGAAAATGACCCTCGCCGAATAAGTTTCACTAATGGCGCTAATGTCTAGCGATGCAACCATTGCATCCCCCCCAGTATCGTTGGGGATATTCTGTCCCCTGTCAAAGAACACCAGTAAAAACAGTGGCTTAGTGGATCGACCTAAGAAAACTTAGGTTCCCTAGCCGAAATCAACCCCCACGCACCAACGAAAAAGATCAATTTCAAAAAGTAGACTAAAGGTCGGCGTTGTTGTTGTTGTAGTCCGTCTCTTTAAAGCAGCGGCTACTTTTGAAAACAAAAGGAACTTTAAGATGGGCTTAGAAACAGCAGCCACTATTGACCAACTGAACACGTCGAACCCTGTCGCCACAGACGGCTTGGGGCAAGCAGACGACCACATACGTCTCATCAAGTCAGCGGTAAAATCCACGTTCCCCAACGTCACCGGAGTAGTCTCTGCGTCACACACAGAACTAAATAAAATCGACGGATACACAGGTAGTACAGCAGAACTTAATGTACTCGATGGTATCACAGCGACTACAGCCGAACTCAATAAACTTGATGGCGTCACTGCGTCTGCAACAGAACTCAATAAGGTAGACGGACTGACAGCATCTACAGCCGAACTCAATAAACTTGATGGTGCTACAGCGACAACCGCCGAGTTAAACTATGTGGATGGTGTTACTAGCAACATTCAGACACAGTTAAACTCAAAGTATGTAGCAGCAACTCAAACTACAGGTACATGGCAAGCAGGTACAGGTGGGACAGCTAGTTTAGTTACACCTGCAAATATAAAGGCTGCCATTATTGCCTTAGAACCAAGTTCTACACCTGCCTTCACATCTCAGGTTGCTTTTACCTCTAATGTCACCTCTGCAACACACGGATTAGGGGGATTACCCTCACGTTGGGAAGTAAGTATTGTATGCACAACGGCAAACTTAGGCTATGCTGTTGGAGATGTTATCCGCTTAACTTCACACAACGAGGGTAGTGGTGCCCGTGGTACTACTGTGTCTGCTAACGCCACACAGATTACAGTAGCTGGATCCTCTGTATTTCTTCAAACAAAAACAGGCTCTGGGGTTGCAGCACTAACAAACGCTAGTTGGGATCTTATTTTTGAGGCTTGGACATAGTGACGAATGGTCGAGCGCGTTAGAACATTTTTAGATGACTGGCTCATATGGCCTAGAGGCATGATGATCGCTTTTACAGTCATGTCGTGGAGGGTGGTGGAGTGGTTTATGAACCTACCGGACCCTACGACACAGCAGTCAGCCCTAGTATCAGTCGTAATGGGATCCGCTACAGGAGCCTTCGCCATATGGATGGGAAAAGAGGCATGAGTCATGTTTAGTGCAATAATCTTCGCTTGTTCGCTCCATGTAAGCGAATGTCAAACCATATCACACCCAAGAATATTTACAGATAAAAAGGCGTGTATGGACAGTCTTAGCGTTGGTGTCGTGGATGTCCAAATGCAAGGATGGCGGATCGAGCAATTTACTTGTTACGAGTGGGCAGAGGAAGCCTAGCACATAAAGAAAACTATTAGAATGGAGGAGGGTGTAGTGCCTAACTTACCAGTCCGAGGACTAGGTTCTGTAGGTGTGGTCACTGACGTTGACCCCTACAACCTACCGATCAACGGCTTCACTCGAGGCAAGAACGTCAGATTCCACGAAGGCAAAGTGACCCACGGTCCAATCTTCAGAGACGTCAGTCCAGCCAGTACAATAAGCAACCCAATTTTTGCCTATGGCATACAGTCAGCCACAGGTTACGATACTGTCCTGTTGATCGACGATACCTTCCAGATCAAAGAGTTGAGTAATGGTGTGTTTACGACACGACATGCAGCCACTACGCAATCACCTCTACATGAAGTAACAGCGACAACTTTAGCAAATGTCATCTATGTAAACCGCAGTGACCAGATCCCTTTGCATAGGACTTCTAGTAACTCTAGTTTCACAAACCTGCCAAACTGGCCTTCGACATACAGAACAAAAGCCCTCAGATCTTTCGGAGACTTCCTGATTGCATTGAACACTACAGAAGGCGGTGTCGATCATAAGAACAGGGTCCGCTTTAGTACTACAGCATTGTCGAACAGTGTCCCTACTACTTGGGACGAAACAGACACTACAGAGTCTGCAGGTTTCAACGACCTAGTACAGATGAAAACATCTATAGTCGATGGAGCCACTTTAGGGTCCAACTTCTTGATCTACTCGTCTGACCAAGTGTGGATGATGGAGTTTGTTGGTGGTTCGTTCATCTTTAACTTCCGCAAACTATTCGACGACGCAGGGGTTATGAGCCAAAACTGTATAGTTGAGGTAACAGGCAAGCACTACGTTTTCGACTTCGATGACATCTATATCACCGATGGCAACACTAGGCAGTCTATCTGCGACGGTCGGGTC